CCAACCGGAGAGCCACCGACAGTTGCCGAAGAGGACTGGGTAATAGCCCCTTCGAGTGAAACCAGCGACAGGGCCGGGTTTGCCGTAACTGTGGTGAAGCCAGCACTAATTGTTCCGGCAGGAACCGTGTAGAACTGCTTAGCGAGTGCCACATCTTCCTGCTCGGCAGCAAAACGTGCCCACTTGCGGACGCTATCAGCAATAAGGTCAACGCGACCCGAGTTGATAACTGCTTCCCAGCTAATGCGGAAACGAACACCAGTTTTCTTTGCCTCACCCTGTAGGGTTTCTGAGACAAGGTTAACAGCCGGGTACTCGCCGTACTCACCCACACCGGGGAGACCAACACCAGCAAACTCACGACCATCATGCGCACCGATAAGGTCCTCGGTGGAGAAGTCGTAAGAACCAAACTGTACTGGGCCGAAATCGGAAGCCGTAACAACTTCTGCGAGTTCGTTCCAAACGGTTGGGTACTGTGCGTAAGACGCAAGGAACTGAACGTTCATTGCAGGGGACAGAAGCGAAGGCAGATCAGAAGTTGAAACACCTTCAACAAATAGTGCCTTAGCCTTACGGTCACCGCTCAGTGCCCGAAGGTAGATTTCACCCGCTTCACGCTGACGGTCAGAAGCGTTACGGTCAATTTCCGTAATCGCATTCTCAATAAGGAGTTTACGATCCATGATTACGCCCCGATCCGAATGTAGATGTTACCAGCGGCAGCAGGCTTACCCCGATATACCGTACCAACAAGTGTGTTAGCCGTAGCGGTAGCCGTGGCCGTACCTACAACACCAACGCCTGCCGAAGCAGTGCTGGAAGCGTAGATAGCCGTACCAACAACGATTGCACCGGAAGGCATTGGAACTGACCAAATACCTTGAGTGCGAATGGTGGCAACAAAGCCGTTAGCCTGCTCGTTAGCTTTAGCGCTAACCTCAGCTACACCAACAAGTCCCGAAGCAAACACAACGAGGTTGCCAGAAACAACCGCTGCTGCAACCGGGTACGGAACGCTGTCCGCATCCTTATAAATTTCATTAGTTGCCATATTACTTAGCCTCAGCAATCTTGGTTAGACTGAAACGCTGAGCGTCAGCCTCAACCACACGACCCGTAACCGGATCAGCAGCCTCGGGCTTACCCAAAGATTCAGTAATAGCTTTCACATATTCCGTCTCGGACTTCACAGCATCCGCAATCGAAATACCGGCTTTAACAGCTTCCAGTACTCGGCTACGACCCTGCTTGGGAAGTTTGGCCTCAATAACGGCCTCGCTCACTTCATCGGCAACCTTGAACGCATCCGCAGTTTCCCGCTCAGCGGCAGCAGCCGACTCCGAGAGTGTTACAAGCGAGTCCAGTTTTGCTTCGATAGCCACAAAACGTTCTGTAGCAGTCTTAGCGAAAGACTCAAGGAGAGCTTTAATATTCTCTTCCATGTTTTTCTCTCTTTCTTTAATGTCGGCATCTGCGGGTGCAGCGCCGTTAGCGGAAGCCATAGCTTCACGCAGCTTTTCAACCAAACCACTACCCGGCCTACCGGGATGAACCACAAGGTCAGCACCATTACTGGGGTCTGGAATAAGTTTTGTTACACGACCATCCGAATCAGCTTCGCCCATCACATAAATGCTCAACGCAGTGTGGGGGGCAACCTCTGAGATACGATCCTGCCACGAAGAAAGAACCTCAATCTCGCTGACAAGACCAACACCTTCCTCATAGGTGGCATCTTCTGCAAGAAAACCCCACATGCTGAACGGGTCAGGTTCGCCATTTTCTAGGCGGTTGTGGGTGACAAAAGATTTAGCCCCTTTACGCAAAGCGAGGGGACCATACTCTTTGAGCATTTCCTCAGAATAGAAACCACTTGACCCTTGGCCGGGTGTGATAAGCACCGCTTTCCAGCGGCCTTTACCAGCGGCGACAGGTGTTGAGGTAGCCTCGACAAGAAGAGTTTTAGTCATCGCATCCTATTGTATCAGATGATGTATGTCAAGAGACGTTATCTGTCCTTTGGTCATTATTTGTTCCCGTGTCACCCGTGCCCGTCGATTGTCCCTGACCGGGTGCAGCCCCCGCACCGGGAGCAACAGCAGAACCATCAGTGTCAATATCTCGGCGTTCCAAAGAATCTTTGTTGTTAGGCAGAAGAACACCATCAGGGGCAGCAGGGATATTCAGTTTACCAAAGAAGCCCTCAATATCGGCTTTCATTTCCGATTCAGAATACAGTCCAGTATTCCACTTGGCAATAAAGGTTTGCATTGCTCGGAGAGCTTCTGACCAATCCTCAATCGGGTCAAACCACACATCAGCGTCAGGGGCACCCATCCACGCCAAAACTTCTTTATCAAGATCAATGTGGTATTGACGGCGAACCTCAACCATCAAACGGGTAGGCAAATCTAGTGTGGCCGAAGCACCATAAGATGAACCTGCCGCACCCGGATCGGACGCAACCGCAACAACCGACACACCAATACCGGCAGCGAAAGCAGCCAACAGTGGTCGTGCCGTATCAAAATCGTAGCCTTTACCGGCAGTGTTCAACGAAGCCATGTCTTGACCTTCAACAAGGTTTGCCACATTCCCTGCCGAAGTGTTTGACCCAATCCGCGCACCAGCAGTTTGTGCCCCTTTACGAGACTTGTTGATAAGTTTGTACGCAACCGAAGCCAACGCATCAGTCATCGTTTTACCGTTCAACAAAACTTCCCGGTACTGTCGCGCCCAAGAAATACCGCTAAAAGCATCAGGAACACCGTAAGCCCAACCGGGCAACGAGTTCACGCCGCGACCAAACACCCGCTTAGTTTGCGACACAGGTTCAACTTTGTTGTTGTATTTAACGCTTTTGGTGCGCTTATCAATATGCCAGTTGTGGAAAATCCATTCAGATTTCTCATCCGGTGTCAAACTCCCGTTAGGGTAACTGTACCAAGTCCTCCGGTACGCCCACACCTCCGAAGGGTCATCCGGGTCACGGTAGTCTGCCGTCAACTGGTTTATTGGGAACGCAGACAACGTGAAGTCAGGCTCGTTACCGATAAAAAACGACACCGAATCGGCATACAGTGAACCTTCACGCTCGATACGAGCCGTGGTGCTAAAGAAAACTCGCTGGTTTTTGGGGTGTTGTACCCGCAACCACGCCGCCGTCTTACGCCCAGAACCGGTAGCATTCTGCCCCGGAATCTTAGCCATGTGGGTCCCACCAGCATTAACATAGTTGGATCGTAGTTGCCAACCCTGTTTAACCCACACATTCTTTGCCATCAGGTTACGAATCTGTTTACTCATAGCTTTTACCTGATTAAGCGAAGGACCCTCATCGTCGTAACCATATGACTCAGACCAGCCAATATTGTCTAGCTGTAGGTCCAAACCACTAAGTTTTTCTTCCAACCGCTCATAATCGAGAGAATAGTTTTCAAGGGTTTTATGTGCCTCCCCAAGCGATTCACGGAGAATACTAGCCTCCGTTGTTGCCTGTTCTGCCACAATATCAAGTGATTTAGCCATATACCACAGTTTACACTACCCCGGAAGCCCCGCACCGTCCCGTTCAAGCCCCAACATCTCATACGGGTCAACCACAATAATGTCTCCCGCTTTGGCCGAAGCTAACGGATTACGGGTCAACCACGACAAATCGACTGCCGCATAGATCACAGCATCCAAACGGTCAGGAGAACCATCCATCACCGTTTTCATATCATCTTTAGGAGTAATCTGAATTGCCCCGCGAGAATTAAACTTATAGGTCACCCCCAACAACTGTTCCCGCAACTCAGAATCCTCATAATCAAGGTCAATCATTTGGTCCAACATCTGTGTCCGCAAAGAATCATGGTTGTAGGCACGGCTGTTAGCCCACCGGCTAATATCGGGGGAAGAAGTACCCCCATCAATGCCGATCAGCATATAGTTTTTGTCTTTAAACTCGTCCAACACTGTCAACTGGTCAAACACACCACCGCCAATACCCGCAGCGTCAATCCGAACCTCAATAGCCCCCAAGCGGTTAGCAATCTCATGCACCCGGCGAGAAGTAAACACGGTGTCTTGTTTACCCCACGAATCAACCAAACGGATACGTCCCCCCTGATTGCAATAAACTACCGATTCGTCTTGACCGAACCGCGCAATGTCAACACCCAAAACTGCAAGGTTTGAAGAATCATCAGGAATCTCAGCGTCATAGGCCACATCAAGTGCGCGCTGTCCAAAAAACGCATTGTCGCCGTCCCCCGGAAACTCACCCAAAACTTTAGCCAAATACCGAGCATCTTTTTCACCCCAAATACGTTTCTTATGTTCAACCCACGACGCTTGGGTTAACGCTTGAAGCATCTTCGCTTCCATAGCATCACCGTCAGAAGTTTTAGGGTAAACCCGTTCCCCTGTCAGTGTGGGTAAATCAAAAGCGGAAAGGGTAAAACGGTTTACTTCCCCCTCATATTTTTTGTCCGTAAAATATTGCTGAAACTCGGTTCCCGCATTATCCGGGTTACCAATCCCCACAAACCGAGACTTACCACCAGTCATAACCGCTTCCGCAGCCGTATACATTGAACGGGCCATACCCCCCGCCTCATCGAAAAAGACGTAAGTGTATCCTGTCTCAGAACGAACCCCCTGAAAAATGGATACCGCAGACTGGTCAGCCGGTTTTTTACCAAACGCCAACAGTTTGTTTCCACCCGAAGTTTGAAACTTCCACTGCAAATCTTCGC